ATGGTAATTGATCATCAGGAAGCTCAGGCGATTGCTGACGAGCTTCGGCGCTGGCACGACGAAGCTCGCAGCTTGATTGACGACGCCGCCGATAAATCCAAGCTTTCGTCTATTGGTATCGACTCACTCAAAACCCGACTCTCTATTCTCAAAAACGAGATCAAGGAAGCGGCAAAGCACGAGACCCTCTCAAGGCGAAACACCGCAAAGACCGAGTTGGAGCAGTGCTTCTTCGGGCCGGCAGTCAGAAGCACGTCGGCAAATTTCCGCCTGCGCACTGACACAAGCCCCAATAGCGAGCTTTGGGCGCGTGGGCTGCATGAGGTGGAGTTTGAACTCTCTTACGCCATCGACGGCCTAGAGCGTTTCGTAGCCGAAAACTCGTAGCGCTTCGCGCCACAAAAGCCACCACCGCTCACGACAGATGATGCGCGCGGTTCTCGAAGCCATCACGAGCTTCCGGTTAGCAGGTAACCGTAGGTAATTTGAAATCCCGAGGGATACCAATGGGTGGTGACTGATAAGCCGGGTATGCCGGAGTCCGCTTCTCGAAGACCAGCTTCAGGTGGTCTTTGATCTGCACCCACTGGGTTTCGTTTGGCGGCGCCCCGTTCAACTCGACGAAGCCTTGCAGCCAGTATGCAAATTGCTCTGAAGTCATCAGATTTGCCCTATCCCACGTAGACCGGCGACGAGTCGATGCTGGTATTTCGACTCCACCCCTTCCCCGCAAAGCCTCACACGCTCATTGTCGAGTGCGAACGTGACCGTGACAGCTGGAACGAGACCATCGTTGCTGATGCTCAAGGAAAGCTGGCCAGGGAGCGGCTTCCCGTTGGCATCACACAAGATCAGGCTCGCGCCGGTGTTCTTCAGTAGAAGCGGAGCATCCATCAGTACACCCTCAGAATGTGGGCCAGATTCCCCCGCGCACGACACACAAAGCCGAGCAAGATCGCCAGCACCAGGGTCAGCCAGGGGGAGACAGGGTTCAGCCTGTAGCCGTGGAGCGCATCGAGCATCACGCTCAGGGCGAAGCATCCACTGCCTACGCACAGAAGGTAGGCGAGCCAGGAAACGCCCCGGCGATACCTCGCACCTTGCCGGCGGTATGTCGCCAGCCTCATGCAGATAGCGCCGCAGATCATCGCAGCCACCAGCGTCCAAGGGTCAACCATTACGACCTCCAAAGCGGTCCGCAATGAAGCGGAGCCAACCGGGCGTCTTCCCCCCCTGCACCCACTCCAGCAAGCTGGTGCCCACTGCGACGCAGAACAATGCCCCGCCACACGCGACCAGGCCCGATGTTCTGGCCCACTCTCGCCCGATGACTTCGCCGGCGACGTAGTAGCCAACGATCCAGGACACGACGAAGTAACCGAGGCGCGCCCAGGCCGAAATATCCTTGGCATACACCACGAAGAAGATCGCCCCAGCAAAAGCACCGATCACCGCATTGGCATCAATGCCAGGGATCAATGCAGACGCACCAATACCGACCAGGCCGGCGACTGCTACCGCACCACTCGGCTCGGCCATATTCACGTACTCCAGATGCAGAAAGCCCAGGTCATAGCCTGGGCCTTAGAATTCACCTCTAAATGAACATTTATGTTTGCGTTAAACATTTATGTTCAGTAAAATAACCACATCAACAGAACAGAGGAGAGTTGATGAAGTACAACGAGTTCCGGCGATGGCTGGTAGCCCAAGGGGTGAAGTTCTCGAAGTCAGCAAGCGGCAGCCACTTCAAGATCACCTACAAGGGCCGACAGACGATCTTCCCGAACCACGGCGCCAAGGAAATCGGCGAAGGACTCAGGAAGGACATAATCAAACAGCTAGGCCTCAAGGACTGAGGCTTAGCTAGTCGGAACAAACGCATCAACTCCCGCAAGAGAGGAACCCATGTACACCTACAAAATCATCGCCCATGAGGAAAACGGTCATTTCTGGTCATCGTGCCCGGATATTCCCGAGGCACACAGCGCTGGCGATTCACTCGAAGAACTTCTTGAAAACGCTGTCGAGGGAATCACCCTGGCGCTTTCGATCTATGTAGATCGCCGTCAGGAGATTCCAAAGGCTTCCGGGAAAGGGCAACACCCCATTCATCTTCCTGGGGTCACGACCGCTAAGATTATCCTTTGGAACCAGATGCTTAAAGCTGGCATGTCCAAGGCCTCGCTTGCGGATCGGCTGGGCGTATCCCCCACCGCTGCCGCTCGGCTTGTCGACTTCGAGCACTCATCTCGACTGGAGTCGCTTGAAGATGCCCTCAAACATTTCGGGATAGGCGTCAAGGTCTCAGAATGGGCGATATACCCTTTGGCAAAGGAGCAAGCGACCGGTTCTGAACCCGGCACAGTCATATGACAGGCGCCAGCCCAGCGCATCAGCTGCGCATTCACTCCGTGCCGGGCTTCCACCGGCTCCCACTTCAATTTAACGCCTGCGTGTCCAAGGCGATCCCGGCCGCGTAGTCGCAACCCGAAGGATTCAGATCAGTACCACTGCCGCTCCAACCAGGAGCAGCAGGACCAGCGCGCCACCGCCGATTCCCTTGAGCAGCCAAACATCTTTCGATTCAGCAGACATTTCAGAACTCCGCATTGGGATGGAAACGAAAAAACCCGGCGCCAGGGCCGGGTTTTCGGGGGAATCTGTTGATTGGGTGCAACTGTGCATAATGGCAAAACGATACCCAAATGCTCCTCAAAACGTCAAGCTGCTGCTTTCTTGACCTTTTTCTTCACCCTCCCGAGGCGTTGCAACTGCTCCCAGTAAGCCGCTACCCGGTCGTGGTAGCGCGCATGCACATGGGGCTGCTCCAGCACGTCGTCACCCCATTCCGCACGGTATGCCACGCCGTAGGCTTTCACCCGCGTGAACCATGCAGCCAATTGCGCATCGGTCATGCGCAGCAGGCGCTCGTGCAGGCGGCTGCATGCACTGTCACGCTGCGCTGCATAAGTGGCTGCGCGTTGCTCAGCGACCAAATTCCTGTCGACTTGCAGCCAGCGCCACCCAGGCCCACGGCGGAGACCGCTTTGCTTCGCCACCACCCGAGCCACCGGAGCCAGCGCCTTCGCATCTAGCTGATCGACTGCCTTTGCCAATCGATCCCAGGTTCCAGACCAGTCACGAGCCCAGTTATGCGCGCTCGGCCCAGTCCCGTACCAGTCCCGCACGAACTCGCAGACCCGGCCAGGCGCCCATGCATCGCGCCCGTTGACCGCAGCCTTGTGGCTCTTGATCGCGGCCAGAGCCATCCAGTAAGCGATTTCCTGGCGCCGCTGCGAGCATTCAGGCAATTCGGCAGTGAACCAGACCAGGGAGTGAGCGATGTTCAGGTCCTGGCCGTTGGCGATGGGCGAGTACAGCGTGTGGCCGAAGTGCTGCAGCGGCTTCGGCAGCGAGCGGATGGCAGCCTGCACCAGGCCGGCGGCAAGCATGTGGGCGCTACGCCCATTGGTGTCCTTGCGGTCGGGGTGCGTCTCGTTGGCCACCCGGCCCTTCTTGCCCAGCGCGGCCTTGTCGGCGGCCACCGCCAGCACTGAGCTCCGACTCTCGTAGAAGGCGTCATGCCAAGCCTGGCGCGCGCTGATCAGTCTCATTTCGACTCTCCCCTGTAGTTTCCTGTAGTCACCGCTGCGCTCCCTGGGCCATCAGCGGAACAATCTTCACCTCGACACGCGGCACCTCGGCGTACCGCTTCGCGAGCATCACATTGACGACCTGGGTGTCGTCCTTCCACGCAACGCCGTTGAGCGCGTCACACACCGCCTTCAGGCAGTTGTCGGCATCGCATTTCACGGTGGGCATGACCTCGCCGATCAGCGCCATGGCCTGGCGCTTCTTCGACCAGGACCGCGGAATGGGGTGGAACATCCGCAGTTCGATGAGCACGGGGCCGGCGATCAGGGATCGACCTGCGAGCGCTTCCTGGGCTGCCATGGCCACCAGGCCTTCGTACGCCACGGTCTTCGCCGGCGTGAACATCCTGGCGTGGGCGCCGACACGACCGATACGCGGCCTCCCCTTCCCCTGAGGCTCGCCGGGCACGGAGAAAAACACTGGTTGAAGATCATCGGTCATGCGTGCTGCTCCTGCGCGGCCTGCTCTGCACTGAGCGCTGGCTGGTGCCAGTCGTAGGCGCGGTTGAACACCAGCGGATCCATCCTCTGGTGGTTGTTCGGTTGTACTTCGCCGCGGATGTCGTAGAAACGCTCAGCGATCCGCGTCAGGACGTGGTCCCCGTCATACCAGGGCTCGGCCTCGGGGAACCGGTTCTTGAGCACCAGGTACACTCGGAAGCAGCCACCATGCAGCCCCCAACGATTCATGTCGGGGTGAAGCTCGCGCAATGCGCTGAGGAACGCCAGAACCTCATGCATGCGTGGCCCCTCCCTTTCGCGCCCTACACCGAGCGAACAGCATCTCCCGCGCCTGGGCGCCACTGAGCCCATCCAGCCCCTGGGCCTGCATCCGCCGGCGGAGCTGCTGCTCGGCCTCATCCTCGGCCAGGTCCAGCAGGCTCTTCCCGGTGTCATGCTCAATCGCGTGGATGACGGGCTGGCTCAGCGGGATGTTGTTTGCCCACCGCCGGACCATCTCTGCGTAGTGGAACCCGAAGCGCTTGCGGAGGCGATCGTCGTTCACCTCGCCGGTGCGCAGATCGAAAACGCCGGTGGCCTCGGCGGCGGCCTTGACCACCTGGTGGCGGTAGCGGCACGCCAGAGCCTGGTTGAACGCGGTGTCGTGGTCCGGCAGACCGAGCGACTCCGGCTGGACGCTCAAGCAGAGCTCCCGGAATGTCGGCGCCGCCGGCGGCCAATCGAACCGGCTGCCCATGAACGTCAGCATGTTGAGCCCGTGGGCCAATTGCTGGCCGGTCAGCCCCTGGAGCACCGTAGCCCAGGCGCCGTCAGGATTCGGGTTGTCGCCAAAACTCGACGTCCAGCGGTGCCCGTACATCTCGGTCATCTTCACCCAGAGCCGTTCCAGCAGCCTGTCGGGCAGCCTCGTTGACTGCGACGATGGCGTTGACGCGGTCGACGGCTGAGCGAGGGCCCTGTCGATGTGAGAGGCCGCGCTTTGCGGCACGATGGCCGGCTTGGCCTTCGGCGTTTCCTGCTTGGTTTCCATAGCTGCTCCTGTTCTGGTCGAAGCGCTGGTTGCGGAGGAGGTTCTGCGCAAGTTCGTGTTCCCACTGGCCCTGGGACTGATACTTCTCGGGGCGGTTGATCCAGTAGCTACGGAACTCGAGGAGATCCTCGTCGCGTAGTTGGTAGTTCTTCATGCCGTTACGGGTCAGTGTCGCGGGCCAGCCCCTGGCGCTGGGTAGCCAGGCGTCATGCATGGGGAATCGTTGTCCGGGCTGCGGGTCCTCGCGCGGTGGAGTAGTAGGAGGAATACCGGATACCGGAGGTGTGCCCACTTTTTCACTTTCACCTCCTCCCACATATCTGCCCTCTTTTTCCGGGAGAGCCGCGTAATTACTGGGCTCCGACCCTTCCACATAACTGCCCGCTTCATCTGCCCACTTAGTGCCCACTTTTTTTCGGACGGATTGATCCCGTGAAGCCTTCGGTAACTCAAAAATCAGGCGCCTTTCGGCCAGATTGGGGCCTACCAGACCCACCTTCTGCAGCCAGACCAGCGCCCGCCGCAGTTCCTTTTCTGAGGGCTCCCCGCCCTTGATGCCCTGGTGCGGCTCGACGTAGAGCTCCTCGGCGATCGACTTCCAAGAGATCCCTCGCCGCTCTCCGACAACGCCTGTTGCGAAGTCCATGAACGGACGTAAGGCGAACACGTAGATCTCGCGGGCAAGCATGGGTAGGCCGCGGAGCGCCTCCCGCTCCTCGTCGTTGATCTGGAAGGACGGCACGGCTACCCCTGAACAAGGCGCGGCCGGCGCATCTGGTCTATCATCCGCAGCGCCTCATCGGTCGCCGCCCTGGATTCGGAGAGCTCCCGGTGGGCCTCCTGCAGTTCCTGGTCATCAGCGCCGTCGACGAGGTTGGCAACAGCCTGCTGCGCCTCACCGTTCTCCTTGATGAGTGTTCGGAGCATGCAGAGCACCTCCGGCCGCTGGCCGGCATCGCCGCCGATCAAGCGCACCGACACGCCCAGCGGCGTCAGGATGTCGCCCAGGGCCTGGACCTTCAGGTCAGTCGGCAGCGCGGCGAGGATGCTGGGTACGAAGTTCGCCGGCACCAGGTTGGTGTCCTTGGTTCCGTCGTCGAGCCAGCGGAACACGCGGTCGGCGTTGACCTTCATCCTCTCGGTTGTATCGCGCGTCGGCGGGTCGAAGACGATGCCGGTGACCAGCGCTCCCTGGATGCGCTCGTGCGCCTCCACGATGTGCTGGACCACGGTCTCTCGGCTCCACCCCTCTCGGCGGCGCCATTGGTTCACCACGCCGAGCAGCGTGGAAATCAGGGTGTGCGATTCGCTTCGCATGACGTGGCGGCTCCTGGCCAGTAAGGTGTGCTCAGGCAGCCGCACCCCATGGGAACGACGGGCAAAGTTCACTTCGAAGGACCCGACCTGCGGTGAGCGCCTCAATCTCAACTGCGCGCTTCGCCGGGATTGGTCGAACGCCTGAACACCATTGACTTACGGTGGGTGCTCTCACATTGAGCTTTCGCGCCAACTCGGCCCTACTGCCCAACATCTCGGCGGCCTGGCGCACTGCTTCTGCTGGAGTCATGTCTCTTCTCCGGGGAATGTTGGAGAAAAGAGTAAGGCATTAGCTAATTACAGGCAAGCCATTGCCTAACCACACTACAACTGACGTTAAATTAGGCAATGCTTACCGGACCCCAACTCGGCGCCGCTATTGAGGCCGCCAGACTCGCCAAAAACATGTCGAAAAAGGCTCTCGCAGAGCAGTTCGGCGTGAAGCCCCCTTCTGTCCAGGGATGGATCAACACCGGCAGGATCGATAAAGCGAAGCTGATCGAATTGATATCGTTCTTCTCAGGCGTCGTTGGCGCAGAACACTGGGGGTTGAGCGAAAAGGAGGCGGAGCTTATTGCGCCAGGTAGTTCGCCTCAGCGCCCTGGCTCATCGGCCGCGGAAAAGGTGATGGAGATGCTCCAGCGCCACGGTAAAGGGCTGAGCGGCGAAGCTAAGGAGAAAATCGCGCAGGCAGTAGCCGAGTCTCTCGATGGCGAACAATCAACGACATCGAACGTGATTCACGCTGACTTCAACCGCACCACTCTGGTGAAAGGAAATACGATTTCGATCGCCCAGTACGACGTGCGCGCTGCCATGGGTGGCGGCCAGGTACCGGCCGAGTACCGCGAGTTCGTCAGGAATCTGGTGGTCGACAAGGTCCAACTGGATGACCTCGGCCTGAAGTACACCGATGCGACCAACCTCAAGATCATCACCGGATGGGGTCAGAGCATGCTGGGCACCATCGAGGACAAGTCCCCGATCCTCGTCGACGTGGGCATCACAGACTTCGTCGAGGAAGGCGTCTACGTCTTCACCTGGCTGCAGCACCTGTTCGTGAAGCGGGTGCAGATCCATGATGCCGAGCACTACCTGCTGGTGTCGGACAACAAGTCCTTCGAGCCGCAGAAGGCCAGAATGGAAGACGTCCACTTCCAGGCCAAAGTGCTGGGAGCCTGGAATTTCAGAAAGCTTTGACAGGCAAGGTCATCTGGAGGGGTGGAGATCTGTAGCCGTGGGAATGAAGGCCATCATTTATAGCGAGGTTCTTCTTGTCTGACCGGGTGCGCTTCGGTTATTACCGTTTCTTGAGGATGAAGTAAGTGACACAGGAAAATGTGCAGGACGAGCTTTTAGCCGGGGACTTCCTTAGATTCCTCTCGGCTACTCGAGAAGATTCGACCTGTCCAGGCTGCCTTAGGTCGCCATCAAAATGGGGGCTACTGACATCGGAATGGAAAGGTAATGATGCCAGTGAAGTCTACATGGAAGAGATGTTTCATCGTTTTCGGAAAGTACGGGAAGATGGAAAGCCTTACGGGATAACAACCTATGGTATGTACTGCGTCCATTGCGGTCATATTGAGCATGTCTATAAGGCTGTCGTAAGGGAATGGCTGGGAAACGAGTCAAAAAATGAAGCCTAGCAATGCCCCAACCTGGTCCAAGTCGCGCAGCGGCGGAATAGACTGGAAGCAGTTTGCCAGCGCAGACTCAGCGGCGACTGCTGAGCCAGAAAGTGACTTTTCTGAGAAGCCCGCTCATACTGACCCCATGAGCGATATCAGCCGCGAAGAACTCAACGCACGCCTTGAGAATCAGAATCTCAAGGTCGATGCGCGCCTGAAAGAGTTCGAGGGGAAGGTCACTGATGGCCTGAAGCAGATGAATCACAGCCTCCAGCTACTGGAGAAGGATCTTTCCGGCGTTCGCGGGCTAAAGGGCACGATCATCCTTAACTCGGTTCTGTCGGTAATCGCCATTGTCGGCATTGTTATTGCTGTCATGGCCTACGGTGTTGCCAACTTCGATTCCGGTCGCGAGACGAGCGCGCTCATCCAGGAAGCCAAGCAGCAGGCCAGCGAGACACGACAATTGCTTGAGCAGATACGTACCGAACGACTGGCTCCCTCGGACAGCCAACCTCCTGCTGCCCAGCCTAAGCCATAATCCTAAATAGCAGACTCCAGCGCGGCCTTTTCGCCCCTGCCCTTCCCTCCCGGCTCCGCACTGAGCTGACGACCGCCCTACCCCGGCGCTGAACTCGATACAGCGCCGTCCTTCCTCGCCTGACCCCACATCCAGAGTCCGCCTGAGCCCCCCCCGGCCCGCTGGCTTGGCGTCCAACTTTGGGGGCAGTTGAGCGCACGGGCTCGACCTCAGCCTACGCCCTCTCCTCGTGAAGGCGCTGAACCACCGTGTCCGGCTCCTGCACCAGTTCAATCCCATCGACCACTTCAACGCCCTCCTCGTCTCCCGCCTGCCAGGTGAGCGTAACCACTCCATCCTCCCCCAACGACATCTCGAGTCCATCGGTTTCGGCCAACTCCTCCAGCACCTGCTGCCAGGCCTCTTCCGAGTCCCCCTGCGCCTTCCAGATTGACGCCCGGCGCTCCGCCTGAGCCCGAGGGCTACTGATCATCGCTGATACCCGTAGACGCACCTTCTCTACCGGAGAGACCTGTCCTTTCGCCTGGGTGTTCTCCTTCTGTGCAGCCATGCCAACCTCCAAATACTGTTTATTTAAACAGTATTTTCTTCTGTAAAAACCTGCAAGCCCCTCCTCGCTCCCCCGCAAATCGTTAGTGCGCAAACTTAAAAATTAGGCATTAGCTATTTACAAAGATTAGGCATTGGCTTACTTTTCTCTCAACGCCAGCAACACACCGCCGGCCAGGCCACCGAGCCGACCGCTCTTTCACAACCCGACAGCAAGAAATCAACAACAGATCGCATTGCCTCTACCGGCGACCGGCGATCCGCGCTCAGGCAATGCGGGCCTGAGCAACGCAGGAAGAACCTGCGGCGGACGAGGACCAGACCGAACCGAGCGAATGACCCGGAAAGCAATGCGCCCCGCCACCCCGGCGGTAATGGGCAGGAACCTGGCTGTGCCGTGCGGCAATCGGCGCCGCAGTCAGGGGAATGACAGCAATGAGCAACACCCGCGGGTTGTAGAAGCCCAGTAGGCGAACGCGGGAGAAACACCGATTTCACTGGCTGGCCCTCCACCGAGGGCCAGACGGGAAGTCAACACGCCCTGGAGGGCAAGACGATGAACACTCAAGCTCAAGCATTCCACCTCATGATCGAAGTCAAATATGGCGATAGCCCGTCCTATTGGCATCCGGCTTTCGAAGCTGAGACCCAAGAGGAAGCAAACGAGTTGATCCAGCACTTCCCGCAGGCCTACGGTGAAATTTCCCGTCGCATCGTGGTAGGCGCCCCTTCCATGGACTGCACAGAATTGCGGCCCTGCTGACCAACACCGCCCGGTCCCCCCGGGGCTGCCGCCAGCCCTACCGCAATCTATCCGGAGACACACGATGAAGCGAAACGCCAACCCGGCGGCGACCGTTGCTGCCTGGAATTCCGCATACCCCGTCGGCACCGAGGTCGACTACCGATTCCATCGCGCCGCGGTGCCGAAGCGCACCCGGACGACAACCGAAGCCCAGGTGCTCGGCGGACACACTGCTGTCGTCTGGCTCGCCGGAGTGTCCGGTTGCGTTGCCCTTTCCCACTGCGAGCCGGCCTGAGCCCGCACGTCCAGCATCCTGAACGGAGGCACACATGCTGACCCTCACCCGCCGAGTCGGCGAAACCCTGCACATTGGCGACGACATCACCGTGACCGTCGTCGAGAACAGAGGCGGCCAGATCCGCCTCGGAATCGTTGCTCCGGAAGCGATGGCCATTCATCGCGCCGAGATCTACGCCCGGGTTGGCGCAGTCCGGCCCGCCTCACCCAAAGACCTGGTTGAAGAGTGGAATCGCATGCATCCGAATCCGGTGGCCGTTGAGTACCGTCCGCTCCGCGACGGCATCCCCATCCGCACCAGAACGCTCACTCAAGCCAAAGTTTCCGCCTCCGGCATGGCGGTGATCTGGCTAGAAGGCCAGGCCACGCCGGTGCTGCTGCGCAACTGCACCGCTGTTTCCTGACCCCGTTTCATCCCCCCGCTTGCCCGGCTCCGGCCGGGCTTTTTTCACCGCCCGCATTCGCATGAACGCTCCCCGCATCCCCATCGGGCAAGCCCGGCGGCGCGAGCGTTCAGCCGAATGCTGGTGAACCACGGAGCACACGCCATGATCGACCCTCGAGCGAACAGCCTGGATAAGCTGGTGCCGCCGGCACCGCTGCCGCACGTAAGCCGCGGCGCGCTCAAGCGCATCAAGCATCCTCAGCCAATCCCCACCGGCTGCCCGCACTGCGGCGGCCTGGTCCGTCTGGTCAGCAACCGGGTGATCTACGGCCGAGAGTACGGCGACTGGCCGTATGCCTACGCCTGCACTGGCACGGGCTGCGGCGCTTACGTGGGCCTGCATCCCGACACCGACGTCCCATTGGGGACTCTGGCCGACAAGCCCCTGCGCGACGCTCGCAACCGCTGCAAACGGCCATTCGAACGCATCTGGCGCGACAAGCTGATGACCCGCAGTCAGGCCTACGCCTGGCTCGCCGCCGAACTCCAGATCATGCCGCCCGAATGCCACTTCGGACTCTTCGACGTTGACCAGTGCGAGCGGGCCAAACGCATCTGCGACCAGTACCTGGAAGCGATCTACACCAGTTCAGCGAGGTGGGGATGATGTGGACATACCGCGACCGCCGCAACCGCGCGGCTTTCAGCAACGCGCAACTCGCTTACGACCGTGCCGTCGACCCGCTCTGGGACCAGCCGGAACCGGAACCCGAAGACGAAGAGCAGGAGGACGACGATGGCCTTCAGCAATGAACGCGCGGTTCGGATGATTGAGGAAGGCATCACGGCCATGCGCCGGTCCCACTTCCCGCGCCCCGAACAGAGCTTCCTCCACGGCCAGATCGAACTGGCCTACGCAGTGGACTTCATCGACACCCGCCTCTACGACGACATGCGCCGCCGGCTCGACGCCTCAGCGGATTCGCGCTGGGCAGAACTCAGGAGCACGAACACATGACCACCCGCCCCGTTCGCTCGATCATCGACGACCAGCTCGACGACCTGGTGATGCCTGCCGGCGCCGACATCGCCGCAGTGCTCGGCCTGCCTCGCGAGACCCTGGTGGTGAATCTCCCGCGCCGCATGGCCGTGACCATCAAGAAAGGCCGGAAGTGCCTGGGGGTGCGTCGTGGCTGAGCCCATCAAGATCGTCGACGTCATTGAGCACAAATCGGCGTACATGACCCAGATTTTCGTGGTCATCGACCGCATGCCCGAGTTCGTCTACTCCTGCGGAGAGTTCGAGAAGGTTGCGGGTTGGGGCGGGCGTGGCCGCCACCTGATCGCCAACGACAGCGGGTTCTACGACTTCCTCAAGGAGGTCCCCGGCTCCACCGATGCCTTCGCGGGGCGCAAGTTCACGATTCGGCTGGATGACGGAGGCACCCTTGAATGCCATGGGCAGGTCTGGGATGCAGCGCACCCCAACCCGCCGGAGCCAACCGTACAAGTCGGTATCAGCACAATCGAGAAGCTGCATCACTGCTACGTCTTCTCCGGCGGCCGGATATCCAAGGCAAAGCTGGAAGAGTGGCTGGCAAGCAATCGACCCAGCAGGAACTATCGGAAGTACGACCCTGCCGAGAGTATCGAGGCGTTGCGCACCAGGTTTTTCAGCAACACCTATGGCTTGCGCGCGGTGGGTGCCCAGCGTGCCCGCCGACTCCGTCGTCAGGGGCGCGAAATCCACTGGCTGGATGGCTTCCGCTTCTGGAGTCCAGCCTTCGAGCGCAGTAAGCGCGACATGCTCGCCAGGAGAGCGCTCGATGAACGCGAAGCGTAAAGCCACCCTCCTCGGCGCCCTGGCCATGACCGCCTTCTACATCCTGCTCATCTTCGCCCCAGCCTGGGGCGGTCTGATCACCGCCGAACAACCCGCCACGGCACCCATCGCCGGGAAGTGAGCCAACCATGCAAACCATCACCGTGCGCGCCTCGTCCTGGGGCGCGCTGTTCGACTGCGCGTTCCGCTGGGAAGGCGTACACCTCCTGAAGATGCGCAGCCCTTCGTCCCCCCGGGCGCTGCTCGGTACCGCGATCCACGCAAGCACCGCAGCATTCGACGCTGCACGGGTGAACGGCGAGCCGATCAGCGCCTACGACGCCTCGGAACTGCTGGTGCACACGCTGCAGCAGCCCGATTTCGAAGTGGACTGGCGCGCCGCCGACATCACCCTCCGTCAGGCCGAGTCCACTGGCTTGGCGCTGCACACGAAGTACTGCAACGACATCAGCCCGCGCTACGACTTCGTGGCCGTGGAGCTGACGACCAAGCCGATGGAGATCGACTGCGGTGGCGGCATCCTTGTCCGCCTGACCGGCCAACTCGACCGGGCCCGCATCAAGCGCGATAGCTGCGGCGTCGGCATCGCCGACGTGAAGACCGGCGGCGCCGCGGTGAGCCAGGGCGTGGCCAAGACCAAGGGCCACAAAGCCCAGATCGGCACCTACGAACTGCTCTACGAGCACACCACCGGCGATGCGATCACCGCGCCGGCCGAGATCATCGGCCTGAAGACCAAGGGCAAGCCCGAGGCGGCGGTCGGCGAGATCGTCGGTGCGCGCCAGATGATGGCCGGCACTGCCGAGCACCACGGCCTGATCAAGTTCGCCGCCGACATGTTCCGCTCCGGCCTCTTCCCCCCGAACCCGCAAAGCCCACTTTGCAGCCCGAAGTACTGTCCGCGCTGGCGGACCTGCCCATACCACGAATGAGGATCGCCATGAAATCCGAAGATTTGTACGTCCGCCTCACCGACCCGGCCGGCAAGCGCCGCGAGGTCATCAACCACCACCGCGTCTGGGATCGCGGCCAGTTCCTCGAGGCCCAGCGCAAGCAGCACAACAAGCCGGACAAGCCCGACGAGCACCGCGTCGTGAGCGTTGCGACCGAGGCCGAGTACCGGAAATTCATGGGTTACAAGGAGACAGCAGCATGAGCGAACCCACCCAACTGGAGCAGTTGAAGACCAGCGCCGTCGCGAGGTCAACCAACGATGCGCCGATGTCCCTCCTCACCGGCGCCGGCTTCGACCAGATCCAGCGCGTCGCAAAGGCGCTCAGCGCGTCTACCCTAGTGCCGGTGCAGTACCGCGCCTTCGCCGAGGTGAAAGAGTACGGCAAGGTCACCGGCTACACCCCGAACGGCGCCGGGCTGCCGAACTGCATCGTCGCTCTGAACATGGCGCAGCGTATGGGCGCCGATCCGCTGATGGTGATGCAGAACCTGTACGTGATCGAGGGCCGGCCGAGCTGGTCCAGCCAGTTCATCATCGCCTCGATCAACAGTTGCGGCCGTTTCAACCCGCTCCGCTACGACCTCAGCCAGCCGGGCAAAGAGCAGGAGGTTTCCTATAAGGCGACTACCTGGAAGAACAAGCAGAAGGTCGAGGAGACGAAGACCATCAAGGTTCGCCATCAGACCTGCACGGCCTGGACCACCGAGAGGGGCGTTCAAATCCCGACCTTCAGCCCCGAGGAGCTTCGCAAAAAGTCGATGCTCCAGTTGTGCCGCGAGTACGGAGTGCCCGTGATCGAAAGCCCCGAAGTGTCGATTCAAATGGCGCTCGACGAGGGCTGGCTCACCAAGAACGGCAGCAAGTGGCAGACCATGCCCGAGGTGATGTTGCGCTACCGCGCTGCCAGCCTACTGGGCCGCCTGTATGCGCCTGAGCTGCTGATGGGCCTGCAGACCGTCGAAGAGGTCAACGACTTCATCGAACCGCGGGACACCGATATCCAGGGTGAAACCGTGACGGTGCATGTCGATGATCTCCGAGACAAAGAACCGGCGCCGCCGGCTGTCGCAGCCGAAGACGATGGAGACGAGCCCTCTCCGCCGGACGGCGTGAACACCGAGACGGGCGAAATCACCGAACCCGCCCCGGGCCAGCAGCCGGACACCGGCACCGACGAGCTCAATCTCGAGTAACCGGCCATGCCCAGCCTTACTGTCCTTGAGCGGTACGGCCAAGTCGGGGAGTTCGCCGCGCTACTCGGCGCGGCCGAGCTCAACGCCGCTACGGACTGGGACGAGCAGTTCCTGGCCGACCTCCGCAGCAACTTCCAGCGCTACGGCGCCCACACCTACCTCAGCGACGCCCAACTCGAGCAGTTGGAACGGATCGCCAACGAATAGGACCCATTCCCGATGAGCAACAACCCGCACTTCATGAACATGACCGCCGACACGCTCGGCAAGAGCTTGCTGCAGGGACTGATCCAGGAAATCCGGATCATGCCGGACTGCTGGCAGAAGCTTCCCGAGGCCAAGCAGCAGGACATCATCGACCGCCTGGAGCGCCAGGTACGGAATGCCGCCACCATCGCGGTCCACACCATTGCCGGCGGCGACCGCGACACGGTCTACGGCAAGCTGGAGTCGATGACCGCGAAGGACAAGATGAAGGCCGTATTCGTGGTGAATCCGAGCAGCCCTCACAAGGAGGACCTGCTGTTCGCGGTGAACAAGGATTGCCTGCTCATCATCGGCGGCGCCAACGAGTTCACCGAGGGCATGGACCAGGTCAAGCCTGACCCGGACCAGAACCCGCTGGACCTGAATGGCGGCGACCACGACATGGAAGACGCCGGCGCCTGGGGCGGTATGCAACCAGCAGACGACAGCGACGTCGTCGATGCCGAGTTCCAAGAGCTGCCGCAACTCACCGTCGAGCGCTTCGCCGGCCACACCCTGGGCGAGATCGCCATCGGCGTCGCCACCAAGAAGGACGTGTTCGACGCGGCCTGGCTGCAATCGCGCTTCGCTCTCACCACCGAGGAAGCCGAGCGCGTCATTCTCCAACTGCTGGACCAGGGCGTCATCGTGCTCGAGCAGGAAAACGAGGAGTCCCGCGAGTTGAACACTTACCGCGTCGTCAAGAAGCCGGGGGATATCGCCCTCGACCTGGAGTGAGCCATGCGCATCTGCTCGATCGAGGGCTGCTCGGGCAAGCACTACGGTAACGGTTTCTGCCAGAAGCACTATCACCGGAATCGGAAAAGCGGCTCTGCTGATATTGATCGGCGCACTGTGCGCCGATCACTCAGCGAGCGGTTCTGGGAGAAGGTCCAGAAAACGGATAGTTGCTGGTTGTGGACCGGCTACCGGAACGGCACCGGCTACGGCGAAATCAGCCGTGGCGGCCGGGAAGGGGCAATGCTTGCTCACCGCGCATCCTACGAAATCAACTGCGGGCCTATCGACAATGGCCTGCACGTCCTTCACCGCTGCGACAACCCCCGGTGCGTTCGACCGGACCACCTGTTTCTTGGGACCCATCTGGAAAACATGCAGGACATGGTTCGAAAGGGGCGAGGGAAGCAGCTTGGCGGCGGCCGACGTGGCGAGTCCAACGGCAATTGCCGGATCAGCGATGACCAGGTTCGAGAGATCAAGAGGCGCTTGGCTGCTGGCGAGCCGCAGGCCCAGCTTGCGCGAGCCTTTAACGTCTCGAAAACCCTCATCTACCTCATCAAAATCGGTAAAACGCGGGAGATCACGTAATGAAAATCCGCAAAATCGAGATACTCAACTTTCAGGGTGCCCGCAACATCAGCCTTGAAGTCTCCGCACCTGTTCTGCTGATCGCAGGTCACAATGGATCAGGTAAAAGCTCGACGCTCGACGCCATCAGCCACGCCTTCACCGGTAAGCCCGGCCGCGTTGCGCAGAAGCAGCATATCGGCCAACTGATCACCGAGGGCGCCAAGAAAGGGGAGGCCCGCGTCGAGTGGCTGGACGATGCCGGCGAGGTGCAGGCCTGCGGGGTCGCGCTGCCCAGCGGCAAAGGCTCCCCGCTCGCCGACTCGCCGTTCCTGCCATACGTGCTCGACGCCAGCCTGTTTGCCGGCCTGAAGGCGGATGATCGCCGCAAGCTGCTGCTCAGTCTGACCGGCGCCAGCGCCAGCCCTGCCGAGGTCGCCAAGCGCCTGAAGGCCAAGGGCATCGACCTGGCGCTGTTCGAGAAGGTGAAGCCCCTGCTCCGTTCCGGGTTCTCCGCCATGGTCGGCCAGGCAAAGGACTACGCCAGCGAGGCGCGCGGCGCCTGGAAGGCAATCACCGGCGAGAACTACGGCAGCGAGAAGGCGAACGGGTGGGAGCCGGAGGCGCCGCCGGTCATCGTCAGCGAGGAGGAACTGGAATCGGCGCGCGCGGAACTGCAAGCCACAGCGCAAGACCTGGATGAAGCCCAGCAGACCCTGGGCTCCAGCAAGCGCGCCCACGCCGACGCCCAGTCCCGCGCCAGCCGCATCACCGCTCTCCGCGAGACCGCAGCGCTGGCCGACCGCCGGCGCAACAAGCTGGCCACCGACGAGAAGGCCCAAGACGAATGGTCGGAAAAGGTGATGGCAGCCGAGGCCGCCGCCAGCGGCGAGCCCGCCCACCAGCCGCTGACCTGCCCTCATTGCCAGGGCGCCGTGGACCTGCAGGCCGGCCAGTTGGTCGCGCACCAGCCGCCGGCGAAGGTTGCCGATCCCGAGGCGGCGAAACGCCTGGAGGAGTACCGCGGGTATCTTGCCAGCGCTCAGCGGGCCGTCGCCAACAGCCAGCGGGACCTGAAGGAGAGCGAGGACGCCGCCGCGCAGGCCGCCGCCCTGGAAGCCGAAACCGCCCAGGCGCCCAGCGCCGAGGCGATCGCCAACGGCGAACAGGCGATCAACGAACTGCGCCAGGCGCGTGACCGGCAGCAGGCCAAGGTGCAGTCGCTGCAGGAAGCGTTCAATGCTGCCGCCCAGCGCCAGGACGTCATCAAGCAGGCCGCCGGATTCCACGCCGAGGTCTGCGCCTGGAGCGCCCTGGCCGATGCCCTTTCCCCCACGGGCATCCCGGCGGAGATCCTGGCCGACGCGATCGGACCGGTGAACGAACTGCTGCAGCGCCTATCCGGCACCGCCGGCTGGTCGCCGGTACAGATCAGCGCCGACATCGATGTCACGTTCGGCGGTCGACTGTACGGCCTGCTGTCCGAATCCGAACGCTGGCGGTGCGACGCGACGCTGGCCCTGACCATCGCGACGATTTCCGGCCTGCGCTTGGCGTTGCTGGATCGCTTCGACGTGCTGGATATCCCTGCTCGCACTCAGCAGGCGATGAAGCTGTTCCAGAGCCTGGCCGCCGGCGGCGAGATCGACACGCTGATCGTCGCCGGCACGCTCAAGGAACCGATGGCGAAGACGCCGGCCTGGCTACAAGCGGTCTGGATCGACGCCGGGCAACTCGTCGACCAGCAGCAACAGGCTGCGGCCTGACCCTCGATACAGCGCCCCACCCGGGGCGCTTTCTCTTCCAGCACGCACCGGACGCCGCCCTGTGGGCGATTCAACCATGCCTCGTGGGCCGCCCTGTCAGGCAGGGCGGCGTCCAGTGCCTGTTCACCGAGTACTGACGTACTTCTAGCGGGTCGCGTACAGCCTAACGACTCTGGGTGTTGAGAACCTCATAGTTACGATCTGCATGCGCCTTGGTTACCCAAGTGTTCTTTGTCGACCTGGCTTGAGCCTTGGATCCGCTCAAAGTTTGGACCACTCGTCCCACGGCCTTCGATGCAACAAGTGCAGCGCTTTCAACCTTTGTCGGAGAACCCCGATAGCCTGCGGCAGACCGAAAATGATTGAGGATGATGTCTTGCTGATAAGCAGGTGTTTGCTCTCCACCGATTGTTGATGCACCCACCGTCTCATACCGGTAATAGACCTTGGTGTCATCGAACACGATCTCGACGATTCTGAAGTCAGGCATCTCTCCTCCTTGATCCGGCCCCAATGCCGGGCCTTCCAAATCTAACTCCAACGACATCACTGCGCCATCACGCATAGCGCAGTGCGTCCTCACGTTCGCGAAAAGGAACCCGCCGCATGATCAAGCGCACTCTCTACCACTTCCACTTCTGCTGCGGCCTGGGCGGCGGTGCCGCCGGTTTCAACCGGGCGCGCCCGCGGGTCGGCAACGTCGAGGCCCATTGGGAATGCCTTGGTGGGATCGACGTGGACCCGGCCGGATTGCGCGACTTCGAGCGCCTGGCCGGTGTCCCGGGCACCCTGCTGGACCTCTTCACCCGCGACCAATACATCCGCTTCCATGGAAAGGAGCCGCCCGCCGGTTGGCGAGAGGCAACCCCGGAGGACATCCGCCGCGCCGCCGGCGGGCGTCGACCGGATGCCGTGTTCATCAGCTCGCCCTGCAAAGGCGCCAGCGGCCTGCTGTCGGAGAAGATGAGCCTGACTCCGAAGTACCAGGCGCTGAACGAGTTGACGCTGCGCTGCATCTGGCTGATGGGCGAGGCATGGGCTGATGACCCAGTGCCGCTGATCGTTTTCGAGAACGTCCCGCGCCTGGCCAGCCGCGGCCGGCACCTGCTTGACCAGATCAACGGCCTACTCGGCGGCTTCGGCTACGCCGTGGCGGAAACCACTCACGACTGCGGCGAACTCGGCGGCCTGGCGCAGTCCCGGAAGCGCTTCCTGCTTGTCGCCCGCCACGTCGAGAAAGTGCCGCCCTTTCTGTACGAGCCAGAGAAGAAGAGCCTGCGCGCCGTCGGCGACATCCTCGGCCGCATGCCGCTTCCCGGCGACATCGATGCTGCAGGCCCGATGCACCGTGTGCCGTCCCTGCAGTGGAAGACCTGGGTGCGCCTCGCCCTGGTGCGCGCCGGCAGCGACTGGCGCAGTCTGAACGACCTAGCCGTCGAGGACGGCTACCTGCGCGATCTGATCATCGTGCCGGAATATCAGGCCGGCTACATGGGCGTTCACGGTTGGAACGACAGCATGGGCACCATCGCTGGTCGTAGCGGGCCCACGAACGGGGCGTTCTCGGTAGCGGACCCGCGCGCGCCGGCGAACGCCCTGCAGTATCAGCAGTACGGCGTCCGCCGCTGGACCGACACATCCGGCGCCATCATCGGCGTCAAGTCGCCCGGCCAGGGCACGTACTCCGTCGCCGATCCCCGCGGCCAAAGTTTCGGCAAGTACCCGGTCACCGACTGGGACGGTCCGTCCGGCACCGTGATAGCCGCCAGCACCACCGGCCAGGGCGATTTCGCCGTTGCTGATCCGCGCCCTTCCGTGGCGTGGCACAAGAACGTGTTCCGCGTGGTCAGCATGGACCAGCACGCCGGAACGGTGACCACCGGCCACGGGCCCAGTTCCGGCGGCCAGGCCGTGGCCGATCCGCGCTACAGCAACTGGCACCCCGGCGCCAGCAGCAGGAAGCTCAACGTAGTGCCCTGGGAAGGCACCGCCGGCACCGTCACCGGCTCCCAGCAGGTGGCCAGCGGCGCGCTGTCGATCGCTGATCCGCGCGTGCTCGATCGCACCAAGGGCGACGCCTACCTGACCGGCGGGCACTACGGTGTCGTCGGGTTCGACCAGTCCGCCGGCGCAGTATCCGCCAGCGCGCGGCACGACAATGGCCGGTGGAGCGTCGCCGACCCGCGCATGCCGACGGCGAACGACCGGCTCACCTGCATCATCCAGTCGCTGGACGGCACCTGGCACCGGCCCTTCACCACCCTGGAGCTGGCCGCGCTGCAGAGCCTGGTGGACCCGGAAGAACAGTTGATCCTCGACGGCCTGAGCGACAGCGACTGGCGCGAGCGCATCGGCAACGCCGTACCGCCGGCTGCGGCCGAAGCCATCGCCGGCGTGATGGGCACCACCCTGCTGCTGGCCGAGCAGGGCGAAACCTTCATGCTCAGCAATACGCCGATCTGGGTGCGCCCGGTTGCGGTGGCGCTGAGCGTCGCGCAACAGGAGGCGCAACCGTGAACACCGAACAGTTCATTCGGGAGTCCGCCGCGCGCGGGCTTTCCCGGCGCGCAACGATGCAGGCCCTTGGCCTGGGCCGCTGGAAGTTCGACCTGATCATCGGAGCCATGGAGCCCATCGAGTGGGCCAAGAACGGCACGACGCTCGGCAACCGCCTGGCCTACGAAGCGTCGCGCGGCAGGTTCACGCCAGCGCAGGCCGCAGCGCTGGAGCGCGCGCACGAACGCTGGAGCGAGAGCCGACGCTTCACCGTCGACGGCGTGACCGGGACCATCGCCGAGCTGGTGGAGAACTTCCAGAGCCCGGTCCACGCAACGACCGTCCGCCGCCGCGTCGCCGCCGGCATGACCTTGCGAGACGCACTCACGACCCCGCGCCAGCAGCCCAAGCCCGGGCGCCGGCATCCCTGGATCCGCTCACAGAAGGAGCACACATTCTCCGACTGTTCAGCGCCAGAAGGCTCCGGCATGAATCGTTACTTTGAGAATTGATAAGCCAACCAGGTTGCCGGCCAGAGAATCCAAATTGCGGCGGCAAACACAGCAGAAGGCTTCCTGTTGCCAACGCTAACGAGTGCCCCCATGGCAACCATGCATACGATAAGAGCAAGCGGCATCAGCCAAAACAAATGCCAGACCTTAGTTGCGCTAAACGCGGTAACTCCGATCATGATCCACCAGTGAATCACTGCAGCAACTGTTGAAAGAAAGCGAGTTTCAGGCCTAAACAGCAGTCCAATCGTCCAACTGATAGCGAAAAACAGCACTACACCCCAAGCAACATAGGTCACTCCCACTCTCCTTGTCTGGCTAAACGTATGGCTGCCGGACGTTATCTCAATTTATTGCATTTCGCCATCAGGCGAGAGGTATTCCCTATGTCCGCAGAAAAGCCGCGGGAGCGGCCAATCCTGTTCAACGACCAGATGGTCCGCGCCATCCTGGAAGGTAGGAAGACGGTCACCCGCCGAGTGGTGACGCCGCAGCCCGACTTCCTCGGCTCAATGGTCGATCCCAATACGCCATTCAAGACGCTTGATGCCGGCCTGCACGCACGCATCACCTGCCCCTACGGCCAGCCCGGCGACCGGTTATGGGTGCGCGAGACGTGGACTGACGTGAACATGTGCGGCGCGCCGGCGCTGGCATATCGGGCGGACGAGGATATTCGCGATCTTATGGAAGAGCCGGGCTTTCTGGATGATCGCGGAGCCTTCAACTACGACGACCCGCGCGTCAAGCCATATCCATTCGCCTGCTGGTACGCCGAACTTGATCAGGCGCGCTGGCGGCCGAGCATCCATATGCCGCGTTGGGCCTCCCGCATCCTGCTGGAGCTCACCGCCGTTCGCGTAGAACGACTGCAGGACATCAGCGAGGAGCAGGCACGGGCCGAGGGATATCCCGCCGAGCGCGAATGCGAAACGGGCGGTAGTGGCTTGGATGCTTGGCTCTGGTTCCGCTCCCTTTGGGGAGAGATCAACGGCCCAGAGGCTTTCACCGCCAATCCCTGGGTCTGGGTCATCGAATTCAAGCGGGTGACACCATGAGCGACCTCTTCTATCTCCAGGACAGCCGCAGCAACGTCGGGAGCCGAGCAACGTTCTGGCGCGCCGGCGGCGGCTACACCACCAACCTCGACGAAGCCGAGACGTTCACCCTCGCCCGGGCCGTACGGCAATACGAGTGCCGCGAAACCGATCTGCCCTGGCCGGTCGACTACGTGCGCGCCCGGGCTGAACTTGGTGTCGATCACCAGGACCTGGACCTGTCCCGGACGCAGGCACTCGCCGGCGCGCCGGCGGACGACCGCATCTACGTCGCCTACGACAGGGACTGGGACGGCAACTGTCTTGTCTGGGTACCCGAGGCCGCCGGCCGGACATCCAACCTGACCGCCGCACGGACCTGGCCGCTCGACCACGCCGGCATACTCACCGCGCGCGGGCTAGCGCCCTGGCCGAAGTCCTACATCGACCAGCATGCCAGACCTGTTGCTGTGGCGGCCTCCCTCAACCACAAGCAGGCCCTCCGGCTGTTCGGCCTGAAGCTACCCAAGCCGGAGCACCAGGGCCGGCTGGCACTGGCGAAGGAAGGTGAAGCATGAAAGCGCGCATCGAGAAGAAATTAAGCAAGCGGCTGGTCGAGCTTTACCCAGCGCTCTACTGCAGCGCCTGGCGCGACGAAGAACCGTCTGCACTCGCATATGAGCAAGGCTCCCGAGTCCGGCATGTTCTTTCCGTCGGCGGCGGTGTCGACTATTGGGGCGAAGGACAGGACGTCTACACCGTCTGGCAAGACTGGCTGATGAGTTGGGAATGGCACGGACCGTTCGAGACGTGCCCGGAGGGCCATCGTCACGAGTACCTCCCGGATACGGAAGGCTTCAAGCCGACTACTCGTAACCTGCTCCAACTGGCTGGCCGGTGCCAGTTGCTGGAAGCAGCATCAACGATGGCGGTCCCATGAACCAGCCTCCCACCGACTACCAGATCAGCGCCGCCGACGCGCACGAACTGGCCGGCGCCGTGCTTCTTCCGGCGGACCTGCGCCGCCAGGTGCTGGAGAAGATGGCCGCCCACCGCGACCCGGCAACCATGCTCGATTTGTTCGCCCAGGTGCTGGGCATGGCCAACGCCGTCGCCGAGAACTGCCGAGCGATGGTCGAGTTGATCCTCATCGAGCGCGGCGAACATCCGCACACCGCGGAGCAGGCGAACCTCCCGACGATGTTCGGAGCGCTGCAGGGCGTTGTCCTGGCCGCAACGGTGAACCCTCGCGGCACGTGCGCCGGCTGCGCCTATCGACTCGGCACCCCGGCGAACACCTCGCCGGTCACCACCTCCGATGCCATCTACTGCCGGCAGGAACTCAGCCGGTTCTACTGCCACGCCGACCTGGACGACCAGGGCAACCCAGTCCGCACCTGCGTCGGCCACGCCAAAGCCATGAAGCAAGACGCCACGAAATGAACCGCCCCACCATCTGCCGCACCACGGGCCAACGGATAGGCCTGTGCAAATGCTTCCGCTGCCGGCCGCCGGCGCCGGAGCAACCGGAGACACCGCAATGTCCTCTACCCAACACCAACTAATCGAGCAATGCGCCACCCGCCTACGCGGCATCGTCGAAGCCCTGGACAACATCCACGACAACACCCCGCACCGCTGGTCGACGGACCTCGACGACGTTCACTCCTCAGCCGAGAGCCTGCTGGCCATGATCAAGGACCAGGCGCCGGCTCGATCGGAAGCCAGCTTCGAAGAGTGGCTGGCCAACGAACTCGAGAGCGAGGACGGGCAGCCTGTTCCGGCTGCGGTCTGCGACATTGCCCTCGCCCGCCGAGCATTCAACCATTGGCCCAAGCTGGAACAGCCAGCCAAGGTCGGTGGCGTCCGCTTCAGCGCCGGCGTGTCGTCTCGGCTGGTAGTCGAAGCCGCCCAGCGGCTGTACGAGTTCGAGTCCACTCCGGAGCAAGAGGCGGAGCGGCCGGAGGTGGTGGCGTACCGGACTATCGGGCGACATACAAAGCACCAGCATCCCCACTACGCACTGAACTACTACAAGCAGAACGCGGAAGATCAAGCTGCCCACTGGCGTGAGCGCGGCTGCGAGGTGAGCGAGGACGAACTGATGACCGTCGCCCAGCATGAGCGCATCGTCGGGGCGCTGCGGGCTGAGCGTGACGGGGCGATCAAACTACTCGGGCAGAGCGTCTGGCAGAAGATTGAACGGCTAACGCAAGAGCGCGACGCCGCCCTGGCCAGGGTCGAACAGCAAGAACGCACCATCGCCGGCATAAACGAGGCGCATGCGAAGTTGGCGGGTTTGTATGAAGCCGCCCAGGCTCAGCACAGCGCGGGCTATGCCGAAGCTCGCCAGTGCGTGAACTGCCGGCACATCGGTATCAACGACGCCGCCGACTACGCCGCTTGCCACGATTGCCGATGGACTGGACCGGAACCCGATGAGGACAAGTGCCCAGGTTGCGCGGGCGAGAACTGCATGGCGGCAGCTTGCCCAGAGTGTGGGGGCCGTTACGAGCTGGTCGCTGAGGCGAAAATCTCCACCCCAGCCGCCCAGGCTGGGCAGATGCCGCAGGCATGGCTCGACGTGCAGGCAGAGCGCCGCCGGCAGATCACCGCCGAGGGATGGACGCCGGAGCATGACGACGAGCACAGCCACGGCCAGATGGCCCGCGCCGCCGCCTGCTACGCCCTGGCTGGCTCCAGCGCTCCGAATGATGGAACCGCAGCCCTGTTGGTGTCGCTTGCCTGGCCGTGGGACCAGCAGTGGTGGAAGCCGACCAGCGCGCGCCGCGATCTGATCAAGGCCGGTGCACTGATCCTGGCCGAGATCGAGCGCCTGGACCGCGCCGCGCCCGGCAAGGAGGTAGGTCATGAGTAAGGTGAAGCGCTTGAATTTCACCGTTGACCAGTTCGAGAGCGTTGTTCCGTATGCGTCAGAGCATGGCCAGTACGCCAGATATGCCGACTACGCCAAGCTCGAAGCCGAGGCCCAGGCGCTAAGGGAGGAAGTCGCAGCACTGCGCGCAAGGGTGGCTGTTGTGCCGGATGGGTACGCGCTTGTGCCGGTTGAGCCAACGCGGGAGATGTTCATTGCCATCAACAAGGAGGACGACAAGGCCTATGCCGGTGGCTGTCATCACGGCGCACAGTTTGAATGGCTGTGGGCTGCTGCGATTGAAGCCGCTCCTCGCCCCAACGGCCTGACGGTCAGCGAATCAGCGCTCGACACGCTGCGAAAGGCCGCGTCAGGAGAGGTCAAGCACCTGAACAACGGACTGTGCCCTGATGACATTGAGGGGCACGAAGCGCGCGATCCGGACTGCCCGGTATGCAGAGCGCTGATCGATACGGGAAAGGAGAGCGACAATGTCTGAACTAAAACTGGGACTGGTGGAGATATTCCCGATCGTTCGCACGCTGGCGGCCTGGCAGGCGGGGTGCTTCGGATGAAGCAGAAACCAGGCATCGCACTTCCCCGCTGGCTCCTTCGCACAACCACGACGCAGATGCACAGCGTCGACGTGGTACTGGTCATGGCCCTGGTGCTCCAGCACCACGGTACGGCCGACGCTGTTCGCCGCGCCGCCGGTCAGCTTCGCGACAGAGTATGTGCCGAGCACCGGCCCAAGATGACCGCGCTCATGCGCATGCAAGACGACGTGGCGGCGCTGCAGGTGGCGCTCAACATCGTCCAGCGCGCCACCGACGCCCTGGGCATCCTGGCGGGAAAGCCGTTTCCGGCCAGACCTTCGCCCAGCGAAAGCCCACCGGATCAGGGGCACATGCCCGCCAAGGCTGGTCCCGTCACCGGTGAGCCGGTACATCCTACCTGAAATCATCCATGCCCGCGGCCCAACGGAAAGGGTCGCGGAACAGCCCGGCCGGAGAGCTGGGATAGGTAACGCCCAATGAACACCCTGTTTCTGTTGATGGCTCAGTACGATGGCGCCGCCATCATTCCCCTCGAACGCGTCTGCGCCGACTACTTCAGCCACCTGACCCCCGAGAAAATGAAGATGAAGGTAGCGGCCGGCGAAATCGACTTGCCGCTGGTACGCATGGAGAACAGCCAGAAGTCTGCGCGTGGCGTACACCTGACGGACCTGGCGAACTACCTTGACGAACGGCACAGAACGGCGAAGGAGGAGCACGAAAAGCTCATGGGGCGCAGAACCCTGCGCCGTGCATCCTAACCCTCCCGCCTACCGGGCCTCGATCGTGGGGCCCTCTATTATCTGCTCCAACCACGGCCAGTCTTCGTACTTGTCGCCGTTCCCTCTCAGATGCGTGTATCGCCGCATCGAATTCCAGTCCCGGTGGCCCGAGACGCTGGCCACGCGCGGAATATCCCATCCGAGCTCGAAAAGCCGACTGATGCCGTCATGGCGCAGGTCGTGAAAGTGGAGATCATCGATCTCCAAGAAGCTGCAAGCCCTGGTAAACGAAGCGCTGACCGACTTCGCGTTATAGGGGAACACGAACTCCTCGCGCCGGGGCATCGAATGCAAAATTCGCCATGCCTGATCTGGCAGGTGGCACCAGACATCATTCCCGTATTTCTGGCCCGGATTCTTCATGTCGGTGATCAGCACTGCCTGGCGTGCTTCGTCGATGGCGTCCCAGCGGATCCGGGTGATCTCTTCCTGGCGGCGCGTTGAGAAAATCGCAAAGCCGATCATCCGAACCATGTCGATCTGCTGCTTGCGACGCTCCCGCATTTCAACGAAGTAGGCAAGGATGGTGTCAAGCTCCTCCAAAGTTGGGCGCCTGTCCCGCTCGTTGCTCCTGGAAACCCCTCCCATCTTGCGCAGAACGCGCCTGGCGTCGGCCATGGCCACCGGATCCACCTCGTAGCCCCATGCTGGGCGCGCAACCGTCAAGACGGCACCGAGGTGAGAAAGATCGTTGCCTACAGTCTGCGGCTGCACGCCGCCCTTCTCGATGCGATCCATTGCGTACTCGACCAACACCTGGGAAGTCAGGTCCCGGTCGACCACATCCCCCAGCCATGTCGCAGCTATCGCCTGGAGCGTCGCCTCCTTAGTCCTGCCCAACGGTCGCAGTTTCCCGTACTCCTCAAGATACTGCTTGATCATTTCCCGTACAGTGACGCCCTTGCGATTGGCTCGCTCGATCGCGCCTGGCGCTGCCAACTCTGCCTCTCGGCGCTTCAGCCAGTTCTGGGCCGCCGCCTTCCGGTCGAACGTCTGGCTTTCCTGATAAACTGCCTTCCCCTGTCGCAT